GCATCTTCATTTGGCGTATCTGAATCATCCATATTTGTTGTTTCTGTCATACCTGTATAACTATCTTCTGTAATTGTTTCAGCAAAACCTAATGTTGTTGCCCAATCCGAATCAAAAGATATATTATATTTAACACCTGCTGGTCTTGGTAAAAATGTATAAACATAATCACCAGAATCTTCATCTAAATATCCCATACGCAATACTACTTCTTGTTCAGCAGTTATTCCATTAGCAAAATCTATGTTTACAACCATAGGTTGCGGAACACCATTTATATCAGGTGGACAATCTGTTATTCTAAATATAGCATCTGGAAACAAACTTCTTAATAAACTAGTTAATCCATACGCAGAACTATCCCATACAATAACATATAACTTTGCTTTTAATAATAACCTGTATTGTTCATCAGTAAAATAAACACCGTTAACAATAGGTCTATTTATCTGCAATAATTTACCCCATAATTCTAATCCATTAGCATCACAGGTATTTATATTAAATAAATTATCATCAAATTCATTTCTAAAATCAGTAATTGCGGTATCTAAAAACGCTTGTTCATTATTAACTATTTTTTTTATTTTTTCCGCATCTGAATATTGCCACAAAATAACTGGGCTATAATCATACTGAAAATTTAGACTAGCAATTTTACTCATTGTATATTTACCGTTATATTTTCTGGGTTTATTACTAATTTTTCTACTTGTGTTAATTGAATAACAGAAGTGCTTTCTGAACTTCCAACTCTTCCAATCGTTACAGATTCTATAAATATATCTGGTATTTCACTACTTATAGCAGAAGCAATTTCAAACGGACTTAAAACACCACCGATTTCAACTTTATCAACCTCTGGGTTATTACCTGCTATAAAGTTAGCAATAGCATTTTTTATATTTCCAGCCAAATCATCACCTGCATAATTCTTTTTATCAACATTTATTGTTGTTTTTATATTTGCTGTTTTTGGTTTGGCAAACGATACAGGGTGTGCTTGTCCATCATTAACATCTGTATAGTTTTTGGTAACTATATAATCTTTGCCAGCCTCTGTTGCATATGTTATATAGCCTGCACCTAATGTTTTCTTCTTATAAATAGCCTCTATAATTGCATATGTTATAGGCTCATTTACTAAATCTACCTCGTTATAATCAACAATAGCACCAAAACTATGTGCAGGAATATTAAAATCTGTTGCTAATATCATATCTGTATTACTTGTATTTTCATATACCTTTACTTGATTAACACCAGAAATATCTGCAATAGCACTTTTTATAGCACTTAATACAGAAGTTGAATTTATATCTAATGATGCTTTAATACGATTTCTAAATTCTTGGTCGCTTTCTTGTTCTTGACCTACTTCTGCGGAAGCATTATTTATAACCGTTTCTAAACCGCTTACCTGTGAAATAATAGTTGTAATAGTACCTACTGGTGCTTGTATTGCACCTGTTTCTTCTGACCTAAATAAACCTGTTATACTACCATTAGAACCTATAACATATTCATAATCATTAACAAATTTATCACCGTTATCACTCATCAATTCAGTACCAACAGGTATTACTGTATCTGCAACACCAGACATTGTAATTTGCGTGGTAGTATATGTAGCAGATTGTCTTTTTAATTGAAATAATGAACCAATATCATCTAACACAAAACCGTATGCTTTATTAAGATTTAATACATTACTTAATGCCGCTGCCATTTGTATAGTAAATACACGCTGTCTAGCAATCATTTCTATAATACGACCTTGTGGTGTTTCTGGGTCAACTGATAACTGTTGTCCAAATACTTCACGCCACTCTTCTTGTACGTCTGATAATATTCTACTAGTATCAGGTACAATTACGCCTGTTCCTGTAATATAATCGTAATAATTAGCATAAGTAGTCATTTTTAGCCCTTTATTTCTATCGTACCATATTCACTATCTACGGTTAATCTGAATATAAAATTATTATCTTCTAATCCATAATTCCAATATCTTATACCTGTTATTTCTGGAATATTTGATACTAAACTTAAAACTTGATTTTCCCATATTCTAACAAGAGGCGTATCTGTTAATAATAACCCCATATAATCTATACCCCTTGATAAATCATATTTATATTCGCCCTGCTGTAATCTTACCCTATTTACAATAACTTGTCTTAAAGCATCAGAACTATCATCAGTAGCCAAAACAGAATTTGAGATAGCCAACCCTGTGTTATCAGTAATATTTAGATATAAATCATTATTTTTATCAGTTAAAAGACTAAACATTACTTACCCCTATACAAGATTTTGTGCATTTCCACTAAAACCTGTTACAGTGCCAGCACTATTAGACAATGTTCCACCACTATGAACGTGATTAACAAAATCTATGTTATTTATAGTTACATTATTACTACCAGTAATATTAACATTTTTTGCATTTATTTTCAAGTCTGTATCACTTATTAAGTTTATTTCTTTGTCTTTTATTGTTATTTTTGTCTTACCGTCTAATGTTGATAAAACCCAAGCACCAGAATCATCTTCTGATACCGTATAACCATTTATAGCATCTGGAACAAAGAAACCAAATTGATATTGATGCCTAGTAAAAATCGTTTGCTGTGCAGGACTTTTTGTTTGTTTGAATTTATCTGTATCCAAATCAGCACCAACTAACCAACCTGTATCCCCAACAGAAACAGGCATAGATAAAAACATACCACTACTGAAAGGAGTTAAAACTGTGGTTGTTATATCAGACCATTTTACAGGTAAGCCATCAGAATTTGTCTGCAATACTGCTGGGGAAACTACTACTGTATCCCTGCTTTCTACCTTTTTTACGATAGCAGGAATACAAGTTTGAAACTTATGTGCAAAAGCAATAAGTGCATCTTGTATATAATTTGATAAATTATTTGTATATTCGTTATATATTTCTCTTGCCATTATACTACCCTTATGCACTCTAAATTAGTATACCAATCTCTTCCTCTTAAAGAACCATTATGTCTAATATTTATTATATTATATAAACCATTGTATAAACTTAATCTTTCTGATTGTAAATATACAGTCTGTAAAGGTTGCAAAGATACGTCTAATAATACTTGAAAATTAACACCTGTTCTTGTTGGCGTTGGAATACCTATTAAACCTGTATTTTTGTTTATAACAGGAATATTTGCTGGATATGGTTTATCTTGCCAGTAAACATATAAAACTCCGTCTTTAATAGGAAAAGCCAAAGCATCTTTTGTATTACTATATATTGCCAAATCTTGTTCTACTCTCTGTAAGAACCCCCAAGCAGACCCAGTAAAACTCCAATCTTGCCCTGCATTTTTTTGTAAAACTGTTCTTATATCAGCAGGTATATTTGTTCTTAAACCACAAAATTCAGCGGCATCTTCAATTAAAGTGATAAATCTAGGGTTTTTATATGATTTATCCACCGCTTTACCCATCATTTCTATATCAGATTGTGCTGATATATTTATAATAGTATCTGGCATATTTGTAGGACTTGCTTGTAATATCTGTCCAGAAAATATATTTTTAATATTATCTGAATAGCCAGCAAAACATTTAATTGTTCTTTTCCTTTCAAGAAAAACAGAAGTGTTTGTTACTATTTGTGCTAAATCTTCGGAATTAACATTTGTTATAGTAAATGTTGAATTATTTGGAACTAAATTTGTTCCATTATACGAAACATCAAAAGAAATATCTAGACCAGATTCTTTATCACCGAACCTTTTGCCATCTATTTCTATATACGCTACTCGTTTTTTCATAATTCATCTTCCGTATAAAATAATAATTCTTGTGTTTCACCAAATTTTGTATAATTTGGATATTCTTCATCTATACACTTAAAAAAGAACTTACCACTTGCACTTATATAATTGTATAAATTTATATAATTGTTTGGCGTGCATAATTGTGAATATAATAATGGTTTTTCATTTAAGAATATAGTAGCAAAGGTTAAATCTTGTATAGTACGTAATTGAATACGAAAAACCTCGTTATTTACAATAAATGTTAATTCTTGATTAGGAACTTTCCTTAAATCTACCTTATACATTACTGCCTCCAACCTGTGTTCCATTACTTATAGTATTAACATCGGAAGCATCCGCCACATTTTCTGGTTTTGATGCCAGAAAATCAAAATCACCATAAGGTTGAACTTCCATTATTTCCCTTAAACTTAAAGTAAAAATAGTTCTGTCAACTTTGTTGTTATCCAACGCATATGAAAAGTTTTGTAATACTAGATTTTTATATACGTGATATTTAGTTTGTAATATTATTCGCCCAATCTTTTTTTTCTGTAATTCGTCCATAGAATTATATATTTTTTCAGCAAAAAATGTCGGCATAGCAACTTCTACCCTTGCAGATACAGGTTTTATAATACTAGCATCTGTAACCGTTCCACCTGTTTCTATTGGGTGTTCACATAAATCAGATTCAACATCTACTGTTGCAGATATATAAGTAATACCATAAGGATTTGTTCCTGTTATATTTACTGCTTTATTTAATATATCAGAATTTATATCACTAATTAAACCAGAAAATAATTCTTCATACTGTAAAGAACCACCCCATATATCACTTAATATTTTATTAACAACTTTATATTTACTTAAAGAAGTATCTATTTCTGGTTGTTTATATAATACAACTGCCCTTTGGTCTATTAAAGTGCCTATTGCCGTTTGTGTTAAAGATAAAGAACCAAAACCAGCCATTTTTTACCTCTTATTTTGTGTTTACAGCAACATTGCTACTGCCACCATTTATTGACCCTGTTACATACATATTTCTTAACACACCTGCTTTATCTTCTATAACAATCTTTAATAAACCTGTATCAGAACCATAAGCAAGTCTAGCACTAGTTCCAGGTACATTTGATAATTGTTCTTGAACTGTTTTTAATGCAGAAGACATATCAATACCTATTGCTGAATTTGCATAATCTGCATATTTTTGTGCATTTTTTATTAAATCTGCTTGTACCATACCTTGAACAGCAAGACCTTGCCCTGATGAAATCATAGCACCCATAGCAGCGTGTTTTGCCTCTTCATCAGACATACCTATACTTTTATTTGCTTTATATATCTGTTCATAAGACGGCTTGAAATCTTTTACAGCGGTAGTTTTACCAGATGCACTAGTATCTGTTGCTTCTTTATACCAACCAAATTTATCTTTTAACCAATTTATTAAGTCTAAAAGTGCTTGCATAGCATCATTTATTAAAGGTAATGATACATCTAAAAATTGATTTACTAATTCATTTAATCTATCACGTAATTGTTGTGTTTTTTGTGCTTCTGCTTGTGCTTGTTTCATATTAGCAGCAGGTAAACCTCTATCCCAATTTGCACCTTTTTGAGATAAATGTAGCATCATTGCTTCATCTATACCAAAAGCACTTGCAATATCACGAACACCATACATATTGCCTTTTTTTCGTTGTGCCTGCATAGCCCTTGCTATATTCGTCATAAGTTGTTCTTCTGACAGCATACCACCGTTTAATGATATTCCATATCTAGCACTTGCAGCAACAACTTCATCACTTATACCTTTTCCTGCCCTAGCACCACCTAAAATATCGTTTAATGAAGTATATGTAGATGCAGCACTAGCAGCATCACCACCGTATTGTTTTAATGCTCTTCCTAGGCTATATATTCTATTCTGGGCTACACCTGCACTTTGTGCCATACGATTTAACCCAGTAAGTTCATCTACCCTAGCAAACGCCCTGCGAACGATTGAAGATACAAGAGTAATAGCACCACCAATGGAAAGCCATTTTTTAGCCAATCTATCCAAAGAATTGGACATTTTATCGGCTTTCTGTTTTCCTTTGGTAAATACTTCGTCTTGTTTTTTACCTGTATTTTGAGCAGTTTTACCGACATTGGTCATTTGCGTGCCAATTCTATCAATGTAATCACGAAGTTTTTTCATTTTTCCATTGACAGAATCAACCGCACGCTGAACCTGTTTAGCACCCTTTACACCAAATGTTACTCCAAAACGTGCTTCATTGTTCATCTTTTAACCTTTTTTAATGCCTGTTTATTTGCCATATATTCATTATATTTTGGTACTGCCCAAGATTCATACATTATCATAGCATCTTCTAATGTATAAACCGTTTTTAATTCGTATAAGGTGGCAAGATGGTTATATATCAAAATTGCTATTAAACTATCAACATTTTGATATTCTTGCCCTGCGAAACCACTATCTACCTTATTTAAGAATTTGAGGTTTCGCCATCGGCTAAAAAACCGAACGTATAGTCCATTACCTTTGCTTCAAGGGCTAATAACATTTCTGCATTTTTAACGTGATTATTTATTAAAGTGTCTGTATCTAATGCTATTTTTACTTTATCCCCACCCTCTCTAACAGTTTCTACACGAACATAGTGCATTAACATATTAGATACTTCTTTGCTTTTTTCATATTCTTCGGCATTATTAGCATAGTGGGAATATTTTAACATAATTTCACGACCTTGGACAGCAGGTATTTTGCTTATCCAATAGGTCGCTGTTTCTTTTTTATCACCCTCGCCAACAGTTAAGGTAAATTCCTTTTCGTCTATACGTTCCATTTTTTAACTCCTTTCATTTGTTTTTTATTTTATGCAACGTTGTTTTCAAATACGAATCTAAACGAACGGCTATTTGCACGACCTGTACTTGAATAATCTTGTGCAGGTTTACCACCTATAATATAACCATTACTTAAAACACTTTGGTGTCCATCTGGGTGTGTAATCACCATAGAAATCAAATCTTTACTTGAAACACGATTTTTCTGTGTCATATTCAAGTTAAATAAGTTTTCCAATTCTTTGCACTCATCAGTACCAGGAATAACATTTAATTCAATTTCACAAGGTGTTGCAACACGCCATACTACCATATCACCATTTACACCCATACCACTTTCCATAATGGTTAAATCTGATATATTCAAACTATCACCATCATCTGCAAAATGTGTAATTTCAATGCCAACGGGGTATGTAGGAACTGCTTTAACCAAGACTTTCAAACCCATTGCGGATATATCTACTGACATTTTTCTTCCTTTTTGTTTTCTTGGGCTAGTTTCCTAGCCCTTATTGTTAAATCATAATATCTGTTCCGTCAACAAAGTTGATACTATCGCCTTTCGCATATACTAACAAATATGTTACTTTATATTTTTCAACACCTTGTTCAGTATATTTAACAACCTTTGCTGTTAACCAATAACCGACACTTTGAATATCTTGCCAAGCAGTAGAATCACCTGTCAACTGGGCAATATATGCTTTTTGTGTAGAATCTAATGTTTTGCCTACACTAATTACACCATTAAACAAAGCCTTTTCAATAATTTCTTGAATAGCAAGTTTAACATATCCCAACCCTGTTTCGTTTGCAGGTAAAGAATCTAAACTCAAACGCAAATTCAATAAATTTGTGGTAATAGCATCTTTTAACCAAGCCTCATTTACATATACTCCCATACTTGTAATATCACCAGTTAAAACACCGTTTTGATAGAAAGATACTAAATTGCCTGCTTGTTGAGTTGAACCATAATAGTTTACTCTAATAGCATCATATGCAGAAGCATCTGTATCACTACTTACACTTGGGGTAATTCCACTTGCTTGCTGATACATAAAATCAACCGATGCGTTTGCAGAATCAAAGTTTATAGCACCTGCAATAGCCATTGGTAAAAATTCTGCGTGTTCATTGTTAATATCTAATGTTAAACCAATACCATCATATTCAATCAATGAGGAAGACATTGTGCCTGCATTAGCAGTTGTTACACCCAAAGACCACATATAGCGAACATTTTGTGCTTCAACCCATTCTGCAATACCTGTTTCTTCACCAGAAACGCTTGTTAAGAACGTAAATGAATAGAAGTTATTAGATAATTCAGCACTATTCTTTAACGCCTGTAATGCTGTTTCTGATGCACTAGAATCAGATAAAATAACACCATTATTGCCCTCGTTCATACCAAATAAAGATGCCAATGTTCCAGTAGCATATTCAACCGTATGGTCTGCACCAGTAGCAATAGTTTGAAATACAAATCTATATAAACTTGTGTTATATTCAAATGATACAGTTTCATCTGCAATAGTATCTAATGCTTCTTGGATAATTTCAGCAACTTCTGTAAATGAAGTAGCAGCAGATAAATTCAAGCCACTTAAAGCAAATGTTGTGTCATCAGCCTTAAAAGTAATATCTGTATTAGTCAAAGAAGTAAAACTTGTCAGAGGTGCAGATTTAACCGAACCATATAATCTTGCACTAGTAGCAGAAGTAGTATGTGGTGCAAAAGAAATTTTTTGTGCCATTGTACCTTTGCGTGAAATATAACTAAAATATTTACTTGCAAATTTATACTCATCACTTGCTGTACCAAAGTAATTACCAACAGCAGTTAATGCCGTAGAACTTCCACCAGAAAATTCAACTACTGAACCAGCAGGAATAAGTGGATTAGCAGTAAATACACGACCCATCAAATCTCTTTGGTTGACTTGCGAAGTTCCACCAATAGCAGAAATGATATTAACATATTTTGTTTGTGATATTGCCATATTTATACCCTTTTGATTTCTGTTTCTATGGTATCAATTTTCTCAATTTTTTTCAAGTTGCTTTGTTCTAAAACAAGAAGAAAGTCAAATTGAGGAAATTTCTCTTGTATTCCGCTGTCTGTTTCGTAATCTAATAGCCGCATATTTGTCGCTTTAATCACTTCGTAGCCAGCCTTTTTCCAATCCTCTACCTTTCGGGCAGAGTTTATATACGCTAGTAAAATGCTTAAAACATCTTCACTAGTTATCGTATCTTTTGTGTCATTATTTATATCTATTTTTTTATAAGCACCTACTTGAAACAATATCTCTTCATACCAATGGTCTATATTCTGCCAATTACCTTGATTATCTAATACAGAGGTATTGCCTTGTGTTCCTATGCGTCTTTTGCTTATTTTATGTAAATATATTGTTTTATCTTTTAACCCTTGAATAGATGGTTGATAATTGCGAATAATAACCCAATCATCATATCCGTATTCTTTTAATACCTTATTAAATTCGGAAATCAAAAAAGCCCATATATTATTATCATTTATCATAATGTTTTGCCCTCCGAACTAATACTTTATTCCAATCTTGAACAGGATAATCATACCAAACATCAGAATCTATAACATTGTAAATTTCGCCTTTTTTATCTATAATTTGGTCATTACTTGCTATTTCTGCTACACCCAAGGCATTTACGTGAATATAACATACATATACATCTTCTGTATTAGCAATACCCATTTTATACAATAAACTACGTTCTGCGTGTTGTATAGAGCCTATAACTGCGATTTTATCACCATAAGTATTTACCATATTACCAATTTCATTTGGTGTTCTACTTATAAATTTACGATAATATATCGTTTGTTTTGGTATAATATTCAAAGCAGATTTTAACACATTAAACATTATGCTTCCTCACCAGTTCTTACTTCTATACTTCTTAACATTGTTCCTGTATCTATTAAAGGCTGTTTACCACCTTTACCTTTTACATAAAATGGTTTTCCAGATATTTTATTACGCATCCAACCACCAACTTGACTTATCTTGGCATTTGGTTTCCAACCGCCTGCCAAAATTGTTTCTTGTATGTCCGCTTTTACCTGTTCACCAAATACAAGTAATGCTTTATCAATAGATTTATCTTCGTCAATAGCCCTTTGTACTAGTGTTTTTAATAACTCGTTCCATTTTTTTTCATTTTCTATTATTGAAGTTCTTAAAAATGGTCTTTGTGGCACACCCTGTCTTGTTCCAAATTCGTTCCATTTTGCTACATTTGCTATGCTTGTACCATCATAATATTTTTGGTCTTCAAACCAACCAATACTTACATAAGCATCTTTCGGGTTTTTTATTCTATGAAAAAATTTTACTTCTGTTTCTAACCCTGCCATTATTTAATACCCCAAGCACGTGGATTGCCAACAAAATAAAAACCTATATTATGTGCAGATAAAATAGCCAAATACTGTTGACCATAACCTGTACTTTGTAGCCATTGTTCTAAACTATTCTTACTTATTTGTGATTGTTTTGTTACAGAAACACCACCCACAGTAGCAGAAACTTCTGCACCTGCAACACTACCCATTGAACTTACAATATGTGTTTGTGGGTCTATTTCTGATAAAGTAATCAAATGTGCAGCCATTAACTGTATCAATAATAATCTTATATCATCTGAAATTAAAAATGATTGTTTAGATATATATGCTTGTGCTTGTGCTAAAAATCTTGTTAATAGACAATCTTTATATTGAATAGGGTCGCAAAATTCTTTGAAAGCATTTCTAAAATCATCTATTGTTACTACTACTGCCATTTATTACCCTCTATTTTTAACAAAATGCGGGCGGGATATATAATTACCCTTTCCCGCATTAAAATCGTTTATAGACCGAAAATTACTTGTTTAACACAGGTGCTTTTTGACCTTTATCTTCAAAATCTTTTGGTGTTAATTGGGCACTTCCGTCTTTTTTATCTGTTTTCTTTTTAGATGATTCACGAGCCTTTTTTTCTTCTTTCATTACTTCCATAAAACCTGCTTTCATATGTCTTTGAAAAGCACTATGATTTTCTAACCAAGCCCAATCTTCATCTGAAACTTCTGTAACTACGCCATTTGGGGTTGTCATTGTGGTTTTATCCATTACATTATTACCACCTTTAATAACACAAGTTCTTTTTACAATTCTTGCACCATTTGGTGTAACATCCCAATCTACGTATTCATTATCTTGACTTGCTCTGCTTACAATAAACATTTATAACTCCTTTCATAATTGGTTTAGGTAAGGGCGAAAACCAGAAACTAGCGTTGCCCTTACCTTTGCTTTCAAGTATTAACAGCCAGAATATCTTGTCAAAGCCACAGGAACTTTCAAGAATACACCAGCAGTTGCATTAGAATAAGATTCTAATACACCTTTTGCTTTTTGTTCAACACCGACCAAACGCAAAGCATCTTGCATAAATTGACCAATAACTTTTTGACCAGCCAATTCTTCTGCAAACAAGTATGCAACGTTATCACCGCTGTTAGCAGCATTTAATTGTGGTGCAGATGCTACACGCAAACGTGGATATGTTTTAGCAATCCATTCACGAACAGAAGTTGTTCCCAATGCATTTACTGTATCCAAAGCATCAATACTGTTTGTACCAACAGCCAAAACCGCTGCATCTGATTCTGGTTTGAAGTTATTGCCAGAACGATTACGCAAACCTGCCATCATTGTCTTAATATCAGCAACGATTTCATTAAAGGTCTTGCTTGCCCAATCAGATGTACCTGCTGCACCATTTGGCAAAGATACATAAGCAGGCATATTTGGGTCGTTCAACAAACCATAAGTTTTGTTGATAGATGCATTATATCCATTGAACGCAATATCATTTGCTGTAATAGCCAAGGACAAAGACGCAGCATAACGTTTTGAACCCAAAGCATCAACACGTTGTTTAGCAGCACGTGCCGCTTCCAATTTACCAACTTCCAAATCTTGTTCCATACGAACAATAGTACGAGATTCATAGTTGATATTGAAATCTGCCAAGTTCAAATTAGTTTTATCACCATAAGGTCTTGCTTGACCAGCATATTCAATAACTGGTTGTACCAATTCTTCATCTTCCCAAGAACCAGCAAAATCACGACCCAAGATTGCATCAGCATCCAAAGACTGTGTAACAACCTTGACCATATCTGGAAACCAGTATTGCAAGAATTGTACAGGTGTCATATTAGAAGCAGTTGTTTGCAATTTTGGAAGTGCATCCATCGCATAAGCCTTAAATTCATCTAAAGCACGTGTGCTATAATGAATACCTAACAAATCCAAAGTTTTTTCAGTCGTCTGTGAATCCATCGCATACGCTTTCACTTTGTCAGCAGGAATAGAAAATTTTACGCTTTTTTCCATAATTTAACTCCTTAGTGTAATTCCAAAACTACTGGGTCACCAGCAGAAGCACCTGCAACAAATACAAACTTTGAGCCAGGAATTTCTGTATAACCAGTTACGCTTGTACCAGAAGCCGCTGCGTGCAAAACGCCTGTTGTTGTATTGAAGAAACAAGCATTGCCAACAGTAACTGCATTATCACAAACTACCACAATATGACCCATTGTGCATAATTGTGCAATATCACCAGATTTGAAATCTGTGCTAGCAGTTGTTCCAGTAATAGTATATTCTTTTGAGTTGACAGCAATTCCAGCAAAAGCATTAGAACCACCGACAACCGCTTTATCTGCCTGTGTGCTGTCCAAGGTAAATGCTTTACCAATAGAACCAGCAGCAACGACATAAGGGGCTACACGACGTGGCGAATCATCATAAAATGAGCCAGGAACGCCATAAGCCAATTTTGTATTTACAACACTTTGTAATGCCATTTTACTTACTCCATTTTTGTTGTTTAGTTATGCAAGATAGGCTTTGATAGCAGGGTCTTCCCCGTCTGTCGCTTTATCTTGTCCGAAAGTGAAAAGAACGCCATCACCAGTTTCTTTTTCTTCATCTTCGTCCTCTGACTTTTTTTCTTCTTCGTCTTCGGATTTCTTTTCAGAATCGTCCTCGTCTTTGGCTTCCTCTTCCTTTTCTTCGCTTTCATCAGTAGTAGATTTACTACCAATTTTACGAACTTCTTCAAGGATAAGTTTCAAAAATTCCATAACTTCGGCAGAACGTACTTCTTCATCTTCTGCTTTCTTTTCTTCCTCATCCTTTACATCTTCTTTTTCCTCAGATTCATCTTCTGATTTATTTTCTTCTTCATCTTCGGATTTTTCTTCGGATTCATCTTTACCGCATTTATCTTCGGCTTTTTCATCATCTTCTTTTTCAGATTCATCATTAGCCGTTCCCTTTTCGGACTTGGCATATTCAGATTCCTCTAAAAGTTTAGCGATGGTTTCAATTTTTTCTTCTTCGCCACCCTCAAAATCAGAATTGCTTTTTGCAGCAATAGCCATAATTTTGCGGATTGCTTCACGTTTATCAGCCATTTCACTATCCTTTGTTTTAGTTGTTTCTGATGATTCTACTATATCAGAATCGCATTCTTTTTTCAAGCCCTCTGGGGTTATATCAAAAGAATCCATTACGCATTTATGGTCAAATACTTTAACATCTGAACCACAACGCCCAGCATCTACCAAAGCAATATGATTACCAACCATATCTATCTGCACGTAATCATAACTTTCGCCATCGTAAACACCAGAATTTTTTTCAAACTTACAGAAGTATCCCAAAGATAATTCTTTTTTACCGTTTTCAATAGCCTCTTTAAGTTTTTCACTATAAACTGTTATATCTGCATATAATATACCATCTTCATATTGTGGGTTTGTAATAACTCCCTGCACAGGACGGTCATCTATATCAGTAAAGCCCTCACCAAGCATTTCGTGGTCGTTAATAAATGGTTTTGGTGGATTATCCCAAGTAGGAACGCTTTTTAATAATGTTTCACCACTACGAAATACATTATATACCTTGTTAGGCTCACACTCATCAGAAATAGATGAACCAAGATATTGAAAAACACCTACTTTTGAAATAGGATTGTGTGGAATAAACCAATAGCCATTTTTATCAACAGTTTTTGACATATTCAATACTCTTTATTTTTTCGCCCTAGAACGAGGTTTTTTCTTAAATGGTTTATTTATATTTACTTTTTCTAAAACCTTTTTCTCGGCTGTTTTTTTAACAAATAACTTACGAATAATCTTAAACATATAACTTCCTTTATCTATAATGTAGCACTTATCATATTTTTTTTCAAGTAATTACAGGTATCATCATACAAGAACAATTTATTAAAGTGCCTGGAAAACCACGCTGTCCTGTTTTTTCATCTATAACAGGTGGATTATTTGTATCAAATTCAAAACCATCAAGACCATTTGGGTGTCCGTCAGTTAAACCACTCTGTCCATCCCATTGTCTTATATGATAATGTCTAGGCTCTTTATCTGCGTGGCTATGCTTCCATCTAACCTTTGTAATACCTAACTGCTCAAATCTTCTTAAAGTTATAGCATTAAATACTTTATTTGTTTGGTCACGAGCAATCATTTTAGCCCTACGCAATGTAATATCTTTACTTTTTATAATTTCTTTTCTTAAATCTACCCAGCCACCAGCACCGTTCATAATGTTAGTTATATGAGTTTGAACTCTTTTTATATACTGTTCTGGTATAGATTTAACCAAAGATACATTTTCTTCTGTGTTTACTTTAATAATTTGCTCTAATGGTTCTGGTATTGTTCTAAATATTTCTGCCATACCCTGCAAAGTAAAATATACACCTAAAACTGTTTTTAATTGTGTATCAGATTGTTTTAATGATTTTAATACTCGTTTCTTGGATTGTTGTTTAGCATAACTATTAAATCTATCCTGCCATTTATTACCAAGTTTTTTAATTTTATCTTGTATATCAGTAGATAACATAGAGCCAATAGTTTCATCCATCGCAATTTGATTCTCTTTTTTGCGATAAATATTTAATATTGTTCTAAAATCTTTATTCATACCCTCTATAAGAGCATACAATTCTTTACGATATTGCAGTTCCATAGCATATGGTGCTTTTACAGGTTTATTCTGCTGTATCATCTTTTATTTCCCCATTTTCATCTAAAAAAGATTCTGTTTGTGGGGTTTCTGCTGATAAATTACGGAATCTACTATCTTCATTTTGCCGTAACATATCGTGAACTTCCTCTTGTGATAATACACCTGCACTTACATAAGTAGCATCTGTTTGTGCCTGTTGATTTTCAATCTGTGCCATCTCTAATTCTGTTGGTGTATCAATAGGATTCCAAACAATATCCAATTCCAAATCTTTGCCATATTCACTTAAAGATAATAATTCATAATGGAAATCCAAAATGTAATTAAAATCGTTTTCTTGTATAGCAATAAGTGATTGTGCGTAATCTTTCTGTTCATAATCACCTGTATTAGCCAAGCCTTTTAACTGGGTTTTCATCAGTTTTGTTACAGGCATTTCACCAATAGCAGCAACTAATTGGAACTGTGTCATAATTAAAGCATCAAAATCAGCCAAAGATGTATCTATCTGCATAACTTGGTCGCCAGGGTTTTTCAAGAAAAAGCCAAAGTTATCACGAATAGAACTTAAACCCGATAATGTTTCACTTGCTATTTCTGGGTTAGCAATAAGGTTATTTACATTACCATCTACCACTAATAAGCGTTTACTTAAAGCAAGTTTAGGTGCTTCATTTGCTACTTTTTCAGCACAGAATACTCTTGAATATACTTGTTGTGGCAATGGAATACCGCCATAGTAATATGTTGGTTTTAATATATCAGATACTTTACCATTGGTAAGTTTTCTTATCCAAGATTTATGAATCTTTTTACCACCGTTGACGTGATAATATTCTGGTTCATAAAAGCCTTTTTTATCTGGTCTAGATACTTGGTCTAATGTAAGGTCATATGTAACCCAAAATGGTTCTATAATTTGCATACCTGTATATGTGCCTTTTTTAACTGCAGATGGATTAAATGGTTTAGACATATCTACATCAACATTAAATGTTGGAATAACAATACATTGCCCATAGGTCTTTTTACAGATAGTAGCATTTTTACAAACATCTTTAATCTGCATATCTTTATCAGATTTACGTTTAATATCAGACAACATTTGTTGTTCTTCATCTTCATCTGTTTTTTCATCTTTATCTGCATCAGAATTACGATAATGTAATTTATAATCAACAGCAACGGCATCTTGTGCTGGTATTTCACATATTTTCTTAATATATGCGTTTTGAGCCAACAAAGCACACGCTTGATAACCTATAAAATATTCAGTAAAGAAAGGCAACATTTCCTCTGGCAAAGCATTATTCCAAGCCACAGGTTTATGCATTTCGTCCATAGCAACCTGTTTACCACCCTTTGTAGCAATATAAGTAGCCGCTTGACGAGGAAATAATTTATTAAATAATTTATTAGAATCTATTTTATTTTTACTATATTTACCAAGTTTTCGTGCAACTTCAAGATAAGAAATACGTTCTTCTTTTTCTTCAATAGGTTTTTCAACAATAGTTTGTTCTGTTTTTTTCTTAAACCAACGCATAGTTTATCCTTTAATTTGATTATTTATATTATACTTTATATGCAATTTTTTTTCAAATAGAAACTAGGGGTAGGCGACACCCCTAGTCAACGCACGAAAAACAAATCTATGTTTTACCCAGATACAGTATAAACAATTTAATAATTTATGTCAATTAAATAATACCACGAGAATTGAAAGCAGAATCAACTGCATAACAGAAAGCATCTATTGTATCATCGTGCAAATGGCTATCATCAGCAGTAAAAGCATCTGCTTCGTCTATAAGTATCTTTGATAGTGGGTGTAAATCGTTTTCTGGTAATTCTACATTACCTGCCGCTAATTGTGGTATAGCATTTTGAACTCTGGTGTATTTGTCTTTTTCTGGTATAACCCTTTGAATTGGCAAACCGCCTTTACGCATAAGAGTTTGTATTAACTGTGTTCCAGATGCTTTATCTTCAATGATAATAGATGAACAACGACAAGTTCCTATACCCATCTTCCATTTTTCCCATAAACTAACCATAACTTGTTCTAATTCTGGTATTTCAAATTTACCGTGTACCATATCTAATAAGCGTAATCTGTTGGTATTTGTTAACCCCCATACCTCTATTGCGGTAAAATCGTTCCACTCTTTTGTTTTCATAGCCGTATCAGCAGTAATAAATATACGCCTGTAAGCACAATCATACATATCCTTATAAAACCGCCACCACTCGTGTTTAATAACACCACCACCTAAAATAATTGGTTCTTGTTGATATTGTGCAGAGAAAGTATATTTATCTACCTGTAATTCTTTTATTCGTTCTGGTGTATATTGATTACCTAGATTGCATTTTCCGTCAGTATCTAATAATGGAAACTTAAATACTTCAAAACCATATTTAGATTCTAAAAAACCTGATAAATCATCTATATGTAATCTTTGCTGAACATTTAATATAGGAGTTTCTGGATTATTCAAACGGCTTAAAAGTGTTTCTTGGAAATAAGTATGTGTTTTTTCCCTTATCTTCTGACTTCTAACTTCTGTCGGTTTATCACCATCGTCAATAGCCAAAAAGCCAGTAAACCCTTTTTGTCCTCTACAACCTGCACCAAACCCTGTAATTGCAGACCCCATTGAGTTAAATAATACTATTCCACCTTGTGGAGTAATAATTTTTCTATTACTGAATTGTATCTTACCTGTGGTATTTTTTAGGTATTCTTTCCAGAAATCATCAACAGGGTCAGATTCTTCCTCTTGTTCACTAAACCCCTGCCCATACATTGCTTGATAAATAGGGTTTTTCATAATCTCTGCAACTTGTCTAGCCACAGAACTTAATAAATCTTGGTTAAATGAAGTATATATTATTTGTGCTTTTGGATTTATAGTTAAGGTATATACCACTAACCAAATAAGCATTGTTGTTTTACTAGAACGTGGGCAAAGATTTAGATTCAATCTTGTTGTCTTGCCATCTATAATATCTTGTATTTTAGCCAGTAGTTTTTCGTGTAATGGTTCGCATATATAAGGGGTATTGTTTATAACTCTAAACATATACCTAAACCAAGGTTCAAAACCAGAATTTAATAAAATATATCCTAATTGCTTCGGCTGTATCATTTCTTTATTACATCGGCAATATGCTTTTTTATCTCTTCAAGAGATTCTGGCGTGATATAACTTACTGATTGTTGTAATGGTTCGCCATTTGCACCAGTAAGTTCTAATTTATCAACTATGCCCTCACCAAGCAATTTAGAAACGAAATCAAATGCCTTTGTATCACCTTTTGCTGCTTTTGCAATAAGACCAGCAATAATAACTTGCTTTGTAGATGCTAATTCACCTGTCTTTTCATTTTTAATCATACGTTGCATTAAATCAGCAGCGATTTCAGCAAAGGTTCTTACTTCGTTCTGGTGTTCTTTTTCCCTTTCAATACGGGCTTTATTAGCCTGTCCACCCTTATGTTGAATAGCCCTCTGCTCTTCCACTGGTCTATCTGGCATTGGTATAAGATTTTTATATCCGTCTGATGATGGCATAGTTGTTATAACCTTTTGTTTTTACTTTATAAGTGATAAAAATTCCTGTCTAGCAGTTGGGTTATCCTTAAATATTCCTCTTACTGCTGACGTTACCATAGAAGCATCTTGTTTTTTAACACCTCTTGAACGCATACAGAAATGCACACCTTCACAAACTACAATAACACCCAAAGCATCTAGTTCTTGCATAATAGTATCTGCAATTTGGGAAGTCATACGTTCTTGAATCTGCATACGTTTAGCAAAGCAATCTACCAATCTTGCTAATTTAGATATACCAATAACCTTTCCATTTGGAATATAGCCGATAGATATATGTCCAAAGAAAGGAAACATATGATGCTCACAAGTAGAATAGAACTCGCAGTTTTTCAAAATAACCATTTCTTGACAAGTTCCATCGTGAAATACTTTCATAAGTGATTTTGGGTCTTGTTTATAGCCAGCAAATATTTCATCGTATGCTTTTTCTACTCGTTTTGGTGTTTCTAATAAACCCTCACGATTTGGGTTTTCACCGATATATTCAATAATTTTTTTTACTTCATCTTGCATTATCTAACTCCTATCATTTTATGAAATTGTAAAGAAAGTTTATAAATTGGGTTTTCCAATATAAACTTCATTGTTTCATCTATATTCATCTTACCATTTAATTCTAACGGTTGCAAATATAAACGTGTTCCAAGTTTAGTTAAATCTTTTAAGTATTTATCCCTCCCTTTTTCATAAATTACTTTAATTTCGTCTGGTTTTCTGTCCATTTTCTTAAAATCTATATCAGATTTAGGGGAACAAGTAACATAGTCTATCCAAACAGGAACGTGATTTGTTCCGTTTGTTTCAATATGTCTATCATATCCTTTACATAATTCCTCTTCGTCTTTTAATTGTAATGTAGGTTCGCCACCAGTAAATACTATAATAACATTACGTTTATCAGTAGATAATTTATGCACTTCTGATTCTAATTCTTCTTTTGTATACCAAGTTCCCTCATTATGATATTTAGTATCACACCAAGGACATTTTAGATTACAACCGCATAAACGGACAAATATTGCAGGATGCCCAGCATATTTCCCCTCTGCTTGAACTGAATAAAAGATTTCATTTATTTTATAATTCATTATCAAACCTCCAAGTATAAGATGCTTCACTGCCCTCTGTTTCCCAAATATGAACTGTTACATATTTTAAGGTAGGACAAACCAAAGATAACTTTTGATAAAAGATATAAGATATATAATGTGCCATATTTTCAGCAGTCGTATTTTCATCTGTAATAGGGAATACTTCATAATCCCAACCCATTTCTTCCCAGAAATCTATTGCTTTTGTTTGAAAACTAGAAAACAAAGTTTTATGGTCTAAATGTTCTTGTAACCAATTATCACAGATTTCTTTTATATCTGCAAAATCTATACACATATCATACTGATTCAAATCTTCTGTTCCGATTTCAACTTCGTAATTATAATTATGACCGTGCATATTTTTACAAGCCCTCGGAAATCCTTTGCCAAGATAATGTGCAGTACAAGTTGGTTTAAGTTTCTTTTTTAATACAAACATTTACCCCTCCATTTCCCAAGGATACACTATCCACTCGTTTGTTTTTTCTTTATAATAATAATCTGGAACAACTAACGATTGCTTATGATAATACATTGTAGTTATAAAATACCCTTTTGATTTATAATGTAATAAGGTTTCGCCTGTATCCGCAATATCATCTACCACAATACAATTTCTACAAGGTGCTTGTAATAATGGAATATCATAATAATAACTAATCAAGGTAGCCAAGACATTTCCACCTCTTGGAATACCATAAACACCAGGACAATCTATTGCGATTGCCACGTGTTTTTCAATAGATTTTACATAATCTTCTACTTCCTGCCAAGTAACCATCTTTATTCCTCATATTCTGTTGGGTCTTTTACCCCTGCTTGTTCAAATGATTCTTTTCTTTCTGTGCAAGTTCCGCATTTGCCACAATGTTTTTTACCGCCTTTATAACAAGAATAAGTCAACGAAAAATCAACCCCTAATTCTGCACCAAGTTTTACAATATCAGTTTTACTCATATCACAGAAAGGCGAAATAACTTGTATTCTTTTTTCTGTTCCATCTCTGATAGCACCTGCAATATTAGCAATAAATTCTGGTCTGCAATCGGGATAAATAGCGTGGTCGCCACTATGATTACCTAATAACAATACATCTATATCATTACTTTCTGCAAAACCAGCAGCAATAGCCAACATAATACCATTTCTAAATGGAACTACTGTTGATTTCATATTCTCTTCATTATACATACCCTCTGGAATATCACCGCCAGATTTTAATAAATCGCTTTTGAAATATTGAGATATAAAATCTAATGATATTAAAGTATTTTTGATATTTAATTTTTCACAAGTTTTTAGAGCATAATAATGTTCTATATCATTATGTTTAGAACCATAAGTAAATGATAATGTTTCTACTTCATCAAAATGCTTGATAGCATAGTATAATAAAGTTGTGCTATCTAAACCACCGCTAAAAACTACTAATGCTTTTGACATATTTCCTCCTTTTATAAACGAATATCTGCATATTGTTGAAATTTTACCCACTCACAAAAATTATTCAAAGCAACTTTTCTTGAATCTGCTAATCTTTGTCCTGGTTTTTTACTATATTTTTCCATAGTTTTACCATTAAATCTATAAATTGCACCAAATCTGTTCCCAGTAGTCCAAGAAGTAGAATCAACAGAATCAAATTTATACTTTGTAAGGCCATCAAGATTTGTAAAACCTAGACCGTGTATTTTACAACCTCTTTTATGTGCTTCATTTATCAACCAAGTAAATATAGGATATTCTTCTTTGGTTATTTCACCAGACACAATTCCACCGATAGCAACATATTTATATTCATCGCACATATCTAGGAAATTTTGCTTACCTCTGAATTTATGCCAAACAGGGATACATTGTTTGCCTGTCTTTTCTTCTAATCTTTTACGAAGTTCTAATACCTTATCATATCCTATAAGTTTATCTATATCTAACTCAAAGAAATGTTTTACGTTGTTTCTGTTGATAAAATCTGCATACCTATCAACATATTCTTCCCAGTTTATATTTTTATGACCTGCGGTAAAAAATGTAAAAGCACCACTATCTAATAAAAAATCTTTGAATAAAGGTATATGTTTTTCAATCCACTCATCAGCATAATAAAAACTTTCTAGTACATATATACTTGCTTCCTTAAACACACTCTCATATTGTTTATCTGATGCTTGTTGCCCTTGCAGAAACATTTTCCAGTATTCTTCAATACACCATTGTCTTCCGTTTTGTCCAGCAAGAAATAATTTCATTGTTTTCTGATATTCTGGTTTAAGATTGCCAGATACCCCCCCTGCAAGATATAATCGCATTTTTTATTCCTTTCATCATATCTCAAATTCCTTTCCACAATCTGGACAGACTACTGTTTTCTTTTTCTTTTCCTTTTCTTTACCATCTTCAAAAAATGAATCTATATCTAATTCTGTCGGTTCAATCATACCGTAATCTTCGTAAGATAAATCAAATTCTTGTAATAACTGTCCTAGATATTCGTTATAATCAGAAACTTCAACCAATTTATTAGATGCAATTACCAAATCTGCTTTTTGCTTTTCAGTTAAACCTTTCGGTGCATATACTACTGGAACTTGTAATAAATCCATCTTCTGTGCAGCCAATAATCTTCCATTTCCAGATAATACTTCCATTGTTTCTGGACAAACAAGCATCGGGTCGCCCCAACCATTTCTTTTAATTGACTTGATAATCAGTTCAATATCTTTATCACTATGATTTTTTGGATTTTTTTCATAAGGTTTTAAGTCTTTAATATCAACTAACGGACAACCTGTCGGCATATTTATCATCTATAACTCCTTTCCTTATTATTATAGTATATTCAATAAAAAAGTCAATTACTTTCTATAACACCAAATTGAATATTTTTTTTCATAACACACTACTTCTTTGTTTTCACAGCGTTGAGTTCCACCAATAAAGCTAGTATTTTTACTATCTAATCTTTCGCATTTATAATCAGTATAATCACTAGCATAAGCATTTATACTAATTACTGATAATAAAATAAGTATTATTTTTTTCATTTGTTTTCCTCCAATAAGTTACGTAATTTATAATATTCCGATTCAATTTTTTTAGATTCAGTATCCAATGCCCTTAAAGATTTCTCAAATTGATTTAATGTTTCTTTTGTTATAATACCTTGATTAAACATATACCCCCAAGCACCCGTTAAATAATTAGAATTAGATGCAAAATCTAATCTTGCTTGCCTTACATTAAATTCAGATTCTTCTATTTTAGTCATCTTTTAATCCTTTCCATTTACAATCTCTTTTATACCTATCATCAACCACATTTAATGATATATAATCGTGCCTTGCAGGTTCTAATTGCCAAAACATATCACATTTTGTTAAATAATCTGTTATTTCAGTTGGCTCAAAAAACGCAAATGATTGTCTATCTTGATTTGGTTTAGCCAAATACCTATAACATTTACTTCTTATAGGGCAATCGCAATTACAACACATAGTTATATCAGGCATCATAAATCCCCATTTAGATATTTCTGCATTACTTCATCAACAGAATATAACTCTTCAATTTGCATAGGTACTGCTTGTATATCTTTACCCTCTTGTTTCTTTTTTCTAACATCACTACAAGTATCTCTTGATTCTTCCGCTAATCTTTGTGATTTACAAAATAATGTATTCTGTGATAATGGTCTAAAATCTTTATGAATACGATTCCAAAACAAACCTGTATCCATATCTTTTAATGCCCAAACTCTTATTACCATTTTATCCCCTTTAATTTAATTTTGCTTTCCATCTACTATAACATACCCTGCAAAAATCCATCAGGTCTATTTTTATCCATTTTATTGCTTCCTTAAATCCTGTACCGTGTGCATATAACATATGGCAATCGTGGCATAATGGAATTGTGTACCAATCTGGACTTTTTATTGCTTCGCCCGCTGTTCTGGTATCACGTATATGGTGTGCATCTGACCTATGTTGTTTTCCGCAAATTATACAAGGTAAACTTCTTATATGATTTAAGTAATCTGCATCACGTTCTGGCAATTCTACCGCCCTAGCAGAATTTATCTCATCGTAAGTTAAGTGATTTAACCAGGAATAATATGTATCTGGTGTTAATTTTAAGCCCTCATACATTGGGTTTGTATCTATTACAGTAAATACCCCGTTTATAAACTCACTCATTTCCTCTGCTGTTTCCATATCTGATATATGTTTCACTTGTGGTTCTTCACCAAACATAGTTAAATCATATACCATATTAGGAACTACCCTAGAAACTTGTTTATATAAACCGTATCTTATTTGCTTTTCAGTTAAAGAATATCCAGAATTTCTAAAATATAAATATATCTGATTTACTAATGCAGCAAAGAAAAAACCTACCTGTCTGCGAGTAATTGGTTTAGATGCAGGCTCATAAGATAAATTTACTTGCCTGCCATCTTGAAGTAATTTATCAATGGTTTGTTTATGTAATTCCCATTGTTGTTTATTTAATAAATTACATTTCATATTCTCTACTCCAATATATTAACCCCATACCAACCTGCTTTTTCTAATTCTTTTTTTACTTTTTCAAAATTTATATTTTCTTTTTTAGCATCAATTTTATATCTTATTGCTGTCTTAATATATAAATTATGACACCTTTCACAAAAGAATTTATCTAAAACAGATTCATAATATACATTATCTTCAACAGATGTTTTATCTTCACATAAATCACAATTAAATTTTTCAAATAAAGTATGTTGCGCTAATGCAGGCATAACTATTATCTGAAAACCTTGCTCATTATTTACTGTTGTTATCTTTTTCGCCATCTGCTAATTCACCATCTGCTATTTTATATGCTTCTTGCAAACCTTTGGCAATACCCATATGTGTCAGTAATGCCAAAGACCCCCATTTTTTAGCAACCTTACCTGGTCTTTTGATAGATATATCTAACTTTTGTGGGTCTTGCTTATTTGTGCTTACTTCTACAATAAATTTCATATTCATTTTTTCTTTCCTTTAATTAAAAAATAATCTGTATATCTTACTAAATTACCATATCTATTTGTGGTTTCACGCCAAACAACCCCTATTTCATAACCGTCTGCCCTTAAATCGTATATTACAGCAGATAATCTAGTAATGCCATATAATTCAAATGCTTGAAAACTACTTAAATATTTATGCCGTCTTAAATGTTTTAATACTGTTTGTGCTTGATTCATCTTTTACTCCTTTCAATTAAAAGATACATTTTAATTCATTGTTATATACATAATAACCTGTTGCGTGATTCATCTGGCATATTTCTAAACCTCTTGCACCTGCATATAAACCATCACCTTTACCAGAATAATACCCCATTAAAAATACTGCAACCATTAAAAATATCAGTCCTATTGTTTTCATAACTCCCTCCTTTTTATTATTTACTCGCCAAATTAGACCAAACTTCAACCCCTTTATTATTTACAATACGTAATTTAGAAATATTACCTTGATTATCATATTGTAAATCTCTTACATAAAAACTCTGCCAAGGGTAATTCAAATTATAATATTTTTTGCCATTGTATTCTTTACAACTTACACCACCGATTGCATCATTTAATACTGCCAATTTTGGTGCTGTGTATAATTCACGACCAATTCCCCATTTGAATCCAGCACGCTTAAAGGCATCACTTGCTTCACCTTTTTTCTCATTACCATCATTTTCCCTAGATTCAACACCACAATCTTGTTTCCAAATCCATTGTGATTTTTCAGCATCCCATATACCAATCTTGCAATATAAATTATCTTTGATTGTTTCATATTCACATTGCCAATTTTCAGCATTTACAGTTTCATCAAGAATATCCATATCTGTTCGTGCCGTTTTATATAAAAGCAACTGAGTATATTTTTCTGATACCTGTGCAACTCTTACTTCAATTTCATTTGCTGTTAACTTTCTAAATTTAATATTCATTTTAGTTCCTCCTTGGTTATATTATATATTATACTATAAAAAATCATAATGTAAACAATTTTTTTATATTATCCGTAAATTTTTTCTGCCGCTTCAAAATATCCGTCAATAATTACTTTGCTATTTCGTAAATTATCTGGCAACTCATCTAAATTACCACCTGTGCGAACAAAATCTAACATAGATAATCTAAATTCTTTATTAAGTTTATCTTTTTCCTCTTGTGTTCTAATATCAACCCCATATTCTTGTGCAGCCTTTATTCTTTTTAATATATTTTTTTCTTCATCATTTAATTCAATAGTTTCTTGTTTTATTATTTTATCAGGTTTTTCAGGATTAAAACCCCACTCCCTGATTGCTTTTAATAACAAAGTATTATGATATAACCGATTTGCTTTCTTATCAATTATACCTTTCAATATTTCTTTTATTTTATTCCAAGCGTGTAATTTTTTATAATCGTTCATTTTATTTGCCTTTATTTATATCTTTTATGAATTTATCTACCGTCATACCGTCAATTAAACGACCTGTATAATCACATAAAACTTCATTATAATAGTTTATATATTTGCTATCTTTATAATAAACTATTGCACAAGATGTGCTACCTTGTCTAAATTTTGCTATTCTCATATATGTTGGTTTTGCAAATTTATCATCTGGCAATTCATAATAACCGTATTTATGTTGTGCCAAAGTTATTACTACGGTTGCCCTTTGACCCTTTGTTCTAGACCCTCTTAAAAGTGTATCATTTGGACAAAGTACGTTTTCTGGTAAATCTGTCGTTTGTGAAAATGCCACACAGCCTATATTATTTGTAGCAACGAAATTCCAAAGTTTATTCATATTATATACTGTTTGTGCCAATTCATTTCTAGGGTCTGAAATAAGCATATCTAAATGGTCTATGATAAATAACCTATAACCTTGATTATACTCTTCCTGCATAGATTTTAGTAGCATATCTACCGTATAATTTAGATTTGTAATTTCTTCGTGGACTTTCAATAATTTTATACCATTAAATTCTTTTTGATGCCTTTCAAAAATAGCACGTCTATATTTTTCAAATAATTCGGGGTTTTTACTGTGCATTATTTCCCAAGCACGTTGTTCAACTTTACTACCTGTTTCTTGATTATATAATAATCTGGTATCTTCTGATATAAATGTTCCTGCACTATTTTCCAAAGAATACAATACCACAGGACAATTCTGTTCATATGCACCTCTGGTTAATAAACGACTGATTGTAGATTTACCACTACCACTTGATGCACCGAATATTACCAAATCACCAGTACATATACCTTGTAATTTATCTTGCAAATATGTTATAGGGTATTTGCAAAGCACTTGTGTGTTTAACATTGTTCCTCCTTTCCTTTTCCTGTTAAATATAATATCAAGTATTTTTCAAAAGTAAACCTCTTTTTAATCTAAGTCTAAATTCATTGTTCTTTTGTAATATTCTTCAATGGTTTCTTCTCTATAACCACCATTGCCATCAGACACTAATTGTAATTTTTTCATATCTGCATTAGGGTTTTTATGTACTTTTTCCCAAACCCAGCCATTTTCTTTCATAACCGCATAATGATTTTTATACTTATCTTTTCCAACAGATGCTATATAATTTGATAATAATTCCACCGCATCTTGAAATAATAACCCATATTTTGTAATAAGTTTTTTAACTTCGTCCTTGGTTAACATTACATTTTGGAACTCCCCATAACCAATTTTTTCTGTTTTAGGTGTATATATATTATCTGGTTTTTTATCTGGTAATATATCTGGTATAGGTTGGTTAATTTTAATTTTTCCATTGGTTAATTCTAACTTTTGGAAAATTTCTTTTTCACCAATCCATTTTTCTTCATCAGCAAATGCATACCATAATGTTCTGTCATAAGGTGAATTGTTATAATTTGCCGTTATTAAAACCCCTTTTTCTTTCAAATGATTTAATATTGTTTTTATAGATTGTTCACTCCAAAAATCAAAAAGTTCTATAAATGCCTTTTTTGAGTTATATGTCCAGTAATGTCCATCAAAAAAATTCTTTTTATTTGCTTTATTCTTTTTTATCCAAAATTGAAAATTAGCAATCATAATTGCTTCATTTACACCATATTCTTTTGCTATATTTGAATCAAAATTATAAATCATTGTCTATCCTTTTCTTTTAATGGTGGGCAGGTTGGATAGACAAATATATAAGAAATGCCTGCCCATAATAAGCCTTATACATTATATGTCTATCCTAATCCGGATTGTATTATATCATAAATAGATAAAAATTCAATACATATTTTATAATAATTTACTATTTTTAATTGTAAACAAAAATTTTACATTGATGACGAGTTTTTTATCATAAAAAATACAACTTTTTTATATAATTTTTGCAAAAAGCACAGAAAACCAAGGTTTTTTATTTTTATTTTTTTGCATTTTTTTGTGGAATTTTTGTTTTTTTAGCCGTATAATAGATATGTAAACAAATGGAGGAACAAATGGATTTTAACAAAATGTCTTTGACAGAATTATCTGATGAAATGGAAAAATTCCGTAATCAGTTAGAAAATCAAAAAATGCCAATTACACCTGCTCAAAAAAGTAGATGGAACGCATTAAAAAGAATATATAAACAAAAAAATGAAGAAATTGCAAAATAAGGGGGAACAAATGATAGGCGGAATATTCAAACAATCTATGTTGCACGAATTATCAAATCTTTACTTTTGGATGGGGAAAGTTAATAAATCTATTTTAACAGGTGAAACTTGCTTTTTAGAATCTAACTTTGCTATGCAGGCAGCACACAGAATTGATAATCTAAAAGAAATTTATAAAGATGCTTATGAAAAATGTGATTGGTTAGAATTGGTTAAAGAAGCAAGAAAAGATGCAGATAAAAGGTTATTAAATGACTAAAAGTTTGGTTGATATTATAAATAAATGCAAAGGTAAATACCAAAGATATTCAAAACAAGATATGTTTGGGTTTGAACAGATTATAACTCTTACTTTGCAAGATATAAATAATAATAAAAAATTAAAAGAATCACATTTAGGTAAACATAAGGGTAAATATAATACCTTTGGTATAGGTGATACAGTAAAAACAAAAATGGGTAAAGCAATATCAAAAACAGAACCCAGTTGGCAAGGGCAACCAGATTTAGATTGTGATGACCCATTATACGATGGCAAACAAATAAGATAAGGAGGAACAAATGCAAAATGATTTTATTCAATGGCAAAAAGAACTACAACCATTTTTAGATATGAGTGGTTATGAACCAAAAACTACTTTCTGGACAGATTTCTGTATAGCAGAAAGATTTGGTAAAGAAGCAATAAAAGATACTTATCGTAGGGCTTTTTTAGAGTGGCAACATAATATTGAATATCTAACAGAACTAGTTATGGTATTAAATTGGAAATGTTGGCAGTATGCAGAAACAAACCCACTTATTGCTGGTTTATATCAAGATTTGTGGGAACAAGCAGACAACTGGTGTGGGGAAAATCTTAAAGGTGATGATTTAGATTACTATATCAGAACAACAGACTAATGGAGGAACAAATGACAGATATATTAGAAATCTTAAAAATAATTGAACAAGGTAGTAAAACCGATGCACCAGCAGATATTACTATCAAGGTTATAAAACAATATTGTGAAGCAGTTATGAATAAATACAACAAAGATATGGAGGAAGAATATGCGAAAAACAATAAGCGGTAAAAAAAATATTACTTTATTCTTGCGTGTTCCAAAAGAGGAAGCAATAAGAATAATTGGCAGATTGTGGGCAAAAGGACTTTTATCTGATAAACAGTATATTAAAAAACTTACAGATATAGACCAAGAAGAAGCATTAAAATTTGCTAAAAAAAGAAATAATTTATCAAAAGCCCTTGATAAATGCGGTTTTGTGGGATAAAATATATAAAAAAGGAGGAACAAAATGAACAATTATATGACAGTAAAAACGACAAAAGAAGATGCTCTAAATGCTTTACTTGAAAGAGTAAGATATTGGACAGATGATGAGGAAGAAGTGGGTTTATTTGAGAAAATGTATGACAATTATATTTGGAACGGCTGTTTTGATGGTGGTGAGTTTGATGTGATGCAGATTGTAGATAATGATTGGATAAATTATACCGCAATTATAACACCAGAAGATAAAGATTGGGAAAAGGTTTTATCAATATATAAAGAACTAGGTCTTTGTGATTGTAGTTGTTATGATTTTGATGAATATAAAATAAATTATATTGAAGCAGTAGATGATGAAAACGAACCAGCAAAATTTTTAGTAAGACTTTAATAAAAGGAGGAACAAATGACAGAAAGATTAACCGTTGGGGAATTAAAAAAAATATTAAAAGAATATAAAGTACCAGACGATGCAATTATTACGTGCTGGTCAGATGAAGAGGGTAATAGCGATTCAGTTTGTTGTAGTGCTTTTCCAGATATTGTTGGTAGAAAAGAAATTATCGGATATAATTCCCAAAAAAAACCAGTATATTATACTATTGGCGAAGAAGTTATGGGCATAGACCTAAAAAAAGATAAAGGAAAAACTATTTTAACATTTAGACCATTATATTAAAGGAGGACAAAATGTTTTTATTTTTAGCAATATTATACTTATTGCCAGCAATTTTAGCAATAATGTGCGGCAGAAAAAATTGGGGTGGAATATTGGTATTAAATTTATTCCTAGGCTGGACTTTTGTATTCTGGGTTATTGCATTGGTTTGGACTTGTGCGGATAAATCGGAGGATTAAAATGATTGAAGTAAATGAATATTTAGATGTTCGAGCAGTAAATGTATTGCATAATGCTGGTATATTTACCGATGAAGATTTATTAAAAGTAAATAGAAAATATTTATTATCTTTATCAAACTGTGGGCGTAAAACATTAAACAGAATATGTTGTTATGTTGAAAGTTTTGGTTCGTGCTTGCCATACAATGAAGACACTTGTTTAATACGTAAGTTAGAAAATTGGATAGATTTACTAAATTACTGGGAAGATAAAGTAAAAGAAGCCGCAGAAAGATATGATGATATGTGGTCTATGTATAAAAAATATGATAAAATGATTGATGAAATGTATAATCTTATAAAGGAGTTAAAAAATGCAACTACACGCAATTCTTAAAAATAATGTTGTTTTTACTACAAATGATGGTAAAATAATAAATGAACAATTATCAGAGGGGGCAAAAATGGTTTTAGAGTGGTATAATAAAAATATTCCTGCAAATCAAAAATAAAAGTTTAAGGGGCTGGATAAATTTCTACATTCTCTCTCAAACCCCAGCCCCACCAAGTTAAAAGGAAAGGAAATGATTATAAAATTATTACAAAAAAGGAATAACAGGCTAGCAGTAAGGGTAGTAAAAATAGACCCAGATAGCAAAGGTTATGATTTTTACGAAAAGATTGCCTTAAAACTAGGCTGGAAAGAAGATATAGATGCTTTATGGTATTTATCATTAAAAGGCATCGTACAAATAGAAAAAGTTGAAGATTTTGAACAACAATCATTTAGTTTTATAAAACCTATTATTGATTGTTTAAGACCAATCGGGGAGGAATAAAATGAAAGATATTGGTGGTTGGATTTTTGGAATAGTTATGTTGTTTTTTGCAGTAGCAAACAATGTATTCTTAACCAAAGAGATAGAACATTTACAAAATAGATTAAACACTTGCATAGAGTGGAACGAGATGTTTTTACAAGTTATAACAAATAAGGGGGAATAAATGATAGAAAAATTCTTTGGGAAAAAAGTCGCAGATTATATAATGGCAATACTAATAATAACCACGATAATTGCTTTACCGATTTTAATATTATCTGCTTGCGAATCTAGCAATATACCAAACTATAATATCTTTACTGGTTATGAAACCAAAGGTGAATAAGATGATTGAAAAATTAAAAAGACCAGTAAAAATTGGTGGCACAACATTTAGAGAAAAAATCAACGAACTTGTAGATGCAGTCAATGAATTACAAACTCGTTCGGAAAATGTGCAACCAGATGCCAAAATTCGTTCGGAAAATCCAAGATTGAAGTTTAGAGTGTGGTACAAACTAACCAACGAGTATGTAGAAATACGTAACCGCTTGGTGTTATTACCAGATGGCATATTATGCGAATACGATGGCATTGAAATAGATTCAAACAATTATATCATAGAACAATGCACAGGTCTGAAAGATAAAAACGGAAATCTTATTTATGAAGGGGATATTGTTGAAATTACAATATTTGGTTCTATTGGGTCAAATGGTGGCTATGTTGATTCAGATAAAATATATAAAGGGGCTGTCGTATGGGATAGGGATTGCTTTTTAGCAAAAACAGATATAGATATGTTTTTGTTTCCATATAGCGAAGATTGTATTGAAATCATTGGCAACATACACGAACAAGCAGAACAAAAGGATTAAACAATGATAGTATGTTGGTTTTCTTGTGGGGCAGCATCGGCAGTAGCAACCAAGTTTGCTATCGAAAAATACGGCAAAGAAAATGTCCGTATTGTAAATAATCCCGTTGTTGCAGAACACCCAGACAATAAAAGATTTATGCAAGATTGCGAAAAGTGGTTTGGTGTGCAGATAGAACAAGCAATCAACCCTTGTTTCCCATCGTGCAACCCAGAAGATGTTTGGGCAGAATACAATATAATGTCAATGCCAAGATTTGCACCTTGTAGCAGAGAATTAAAACAATATGCACGCAGAACTTGGGAACAAAACAACAAGTTTGATA